GTAAACAAACAGCGTACCAAGAATAGTAAACTGGACGAAACAGCTATAGCAGTTGTCAAGGTCAACGACAGCGGACACTGGCACGTAGAGAACATAGTGCATGGGCGCTGGGAGCTATATGAGACAGCCAGAAAGATATTTGTGGTTGTCAGGGACTACAGGCCCATAGGCATAGGGATAGAGAAAGGTATCGCTAGACAGGCTGTTATGTCTCCCTTGACGGACATGATGAAGCGGTACGGGATGTTCTTTAGGGTTGATGAGTTGACTCACGGGAACAAAAAGAAGACTGATAGGGTCATGTGGGCGCTACAGGGCAGGTTTGAAAATGGTTTCATAACCCTTAACAAAGGTGAATGGAACAGTCGGTTCTTAGACCAGTTGTTTCAATTTCCTGACCCACTGACACATGATGACCTTGTGGACGCATTGGCTTACATAGACCAGTTGGCTAAGATAGCGTACACATACGACTTTGAAATAGATGACCATGAAGTTTTGGACACAGTAACGGGGTACTAATGGCTGCACTTACTAAAAGACAACAAGCTACGTTAAAAAAACACTCAGTACACCATACCGCAAAACACATGACTGAAATGCGTAAAGCTATGCGGTCTGGTAAATCTTTTACTCAAGCACATAAAATAGCACAAAAAAAGATAGGAAAGTAACATGGCTAAACGAGGACTGTATTCTAACATTCAAGCCAAACGCAAGCGTATTGCTGCTGGGTCTGGAGAAAAAATGCGTAAGCCGGGAGCCAAAGGCGCTCCAACGGCAAAAGCCTTTAAGCAAGCAGCTAAGACAGCTAAAAAGCCAAGGAAAAAGTAATGGAGTACGGTGACAACGACACCCTTGCCACTGAGCAACATATTGAAGATTGGGTTATTGACAAGTGCAATACTTGGCGTGACCACTACGAATCCAACTACGCAGAGCGTAACGAAGAATACTATAGACTTTGGCGCGGCATCTGGGCATCCCAAGACTCAGACAGGAAAAGCGAAAGAAGCAGAATTATCAGCCCTGCACTACAGCAGGCTGTAGAGTCCAGTGTAGCGGAGATTGAGGAAGCTACGTTTGGTCGCGGTAAATACTTTAGTATTACTGATGACATGGACGATCAGGACAATCAGGACATTGTGTACCTGAGAACCAAACTCCACACTGACCTAGAAAAATCAAAGCTACGTCAGGCAGTAGGAGAGTGCCTTATCAATTCAGCAGTCTTTGGAACAGGGATTGGTGAGGTAGTGCTTGAGGAAGTAAAAGAGATGGCTCCCGCTACCCAACCTATCATGGGTGGTGAGTTGACAGCAGTGGGTGTTAATGTGACTGACCGTACAATGGTCAAACTGCGACCCATCCTTCCTCAAAACTTTCTCATCGACCCTGTTGCTACCAACGTAGATAATGCGCTTGGAGTTGCTGTAGATGAGTTTGTATCTAGGCATCTTGTGGAGGAACTACAGGAGTCTGGAGTGTACGCTGATGTGTACGTAGGTAACGCTCCAAGAGACTACGAGCTAGAGCCTGACCAAGAGCTATCCAGCTTTGATGACGATAAAGTACGTCTAACAAAATACTACGGTAAAGTACCTCGCCACCTGCTAATGAAGTCTGAAAAAGAACTGATGATGCAGGACGATGAGGACATAGCTGAGATAGAAACACTTGTTGAGGATGAGGATGACGAGACAACTGAAAGTTTCTACGTAGAAGCAATCATTGTTATTGCCAACGGTGGCATACTTTTGAAGGCTGAAGAAAACCCGTACATGATGGGCGACCGACCTATCGTTGCATTCCCTTGGGATGTTGTGCCGGGAAGGTTTTGGGGTCGCGGTGTTTGTGAGAAAGGCTACAACAGCCAAAAGGCGCTTGATACGGAGCTACGCGCACGTATTGATGCCCTATCTCTTACTGTACACCCAATGCTCGCTATGGACGCTACACGGCTTCCTAGAGGCTCTAGGCCAGAGGTACGCCCCGGCAAGATTGTCCTAACCAACGGTGACCCACGACAAGTCCTACAACCGTTTAACTTTGGTCAAGTTAGTCAGATTACATTTGAGCAAGCCAATGCGTTACAAAGAATGGTACAGATGTCTACAGGAGCGATTGACTCTGCTGGCATTCCCGGAAGCATCAACGGCGAAGCTACTGCTGCTGGAATTAGCATGTCTCTTGGTGCTATTATTAAGCGTCACAAACGCACACTAATAAACTTCCAAGACTGTTTCCTAATACCGTTTGTTAAGAAAGCTGCGTGTCGTTATATGCAGTTTGACCCTGAGAACTATCCTGTTGCTGACTACAAGTTTGATGCTACTTCCACACTGGGCATTATTGCGCGTGAGTACGAAGTTACACAGCTTGTACAGCTACTGCAAACAATGTCACAGGACTCACCTCTGTACAACACACTTATAGAGTCCATCATTGACAACATGAACCTGTCAAACCGTGAGGAACTGACTGCTAGGCTACAGGAAGCAGCACAGCAATCACAGCCTACTCCAGAGCAACAACAGTTGGCACAGGCTGCACAACAGGCACAACTTGCCTTCCAGCAGTCTCAGACAGCAGCGTTGAATGGACAAGCTACTGAGTCACAAGCCAGAGCGCAGAAGATGGCTGTAGAAACTCAGTTAGCACCACAGGAGCTAGAGATTGACAGAATCAAGGCTATCACAACCAACCTACAGGCAGGCGACCAAGACGATAAGGAGTTTGAACGTAGGCTGAAGATGGCACAAACCATGCTGAAAGAGAAAGAGATTGATCTCAAGATTGGACAGCAGCAACGGCAAGGACAGTAACATGGTAATAACCTCCGTACAATTTCAAAACGCTATTGACCAAATCAACGCCAAGTTTGCAGAACTTGAAAACAAGATTAAGGAACTAGAAGCTAAGAATGAAGCGAAAAGGCCAGCGCAGACGCGCAAGACTAAACAAGAGGCCGCCTGATGGCGAAACCAAGGAAAGGAAAAGCGAAAGTAAAGATAACTTCTAGGGGAAGGAGAGTTTCCTATGGGCAGGCTGGCCCAGCAAAAGGCGGTGGCCCTAGAGTCAAGCCGGGAACCAGCAAAGGAGACAGCTACTGCGCTAGAAGTTTAGGTATTAAAAAACGACTGCCTAAGTCTAAACAGAATGACCCTAACACTCCAAACAACTTATCACGTAAGCGTTGGAAGTGTTCAGGAGCTAAGTCAAGAAAAAAATAAGGACTAATCACGATGGAATCTGAGTTTATAACTATACATGATGACCCTGAAACAAGTGCTTTACGACTTAACTCAGAGACAATTTCTTACTTAGGAGGTTCCCTCGTTGAAGCACAAGATCCTGACATACAGCTAGGGATTCTGGAGATGATTAAACAGCATTCTGCTTTTGTAATAGAAACTAGCACAAAAATAGTAAACAGAAAGTCCGGCAAGTTACGGGCGGTATAACAAGGAAAAACGATGTCTGAAAATTCAATAAGAGTACCACAGTGGGCGTTACCTATAGCCGCTGCTGCCGTAAGCCTTGCAGTTGCATGGGGCGTACTACAGGCTAACACAGCACACGCTAGCGAAGATAGGGAGCGCATAGCCCAGATAGCAGAGCAAGCTGCGGCAAAGGCACAGGCCAACGGGCAAGCACAGGCAGTGACGGAGCAGAAGGTCGAAGCAATCGTCAACTCGTTGGCTCGTCAGGAGAAGATCCAAGAGAAGACCAACGAACAGATACAAGCTCTCGTACAAGCTCTCTTGAGCAAGAGTTAGTCTATGATCCAGAACGACCAAACTTATTCTGCGACATGCGAGAATACAGGATGCTACGCTACGTCCAGCCCCCAGCAAAGCGACACAAAGTTGCGAAAATGTGGCTGCGCTACAACTACCAAAAATGCGGATACGGAGCGACTTTGTATGTGCGTAACCAAGGGCCAAGAGTCCTTGGAACAGCGTGGGACACAAAGCTGCTGCTGTTAACGTGGGAGCTACAGGCACCCACAGCTATTAAAACACAGGCTGTGAAAAAGAAAAGAAGAATCTAATGGAGACTATGCTAATCTTTATGTTGGTAATTCTGGAAAAGAATGTGCCTACGCTTGAGATAGCATTCCGCGAGTTAACTTCCTGCATTGAGTACAAAACAGCCTTAGTGCATCAAAATGTAAGCGAACACGCTATTGTAATGCCTAAGACTAGACACTTTGATGCGTATTGTGAACCCAGAGTAGTGCCTGTGGCTGACGTAGGTACTAAACTGTTACTTAGAGATCCACCAAAAAGAGAGGAAGACTGATATGCCGGGATACGGAATGAGCTACGGAAAAACTAGCGGTATGAAAAAGAAAAAGAAAGCCATGAAGAAGAAACCAATGCGTAAACC